GCCGCCTCCGCCGCCTCCGCCGCCGCCTCCGCCGCCGCCTTGTCGACCTCTAGAACTTGGTCCTGAGCCTCTTTTTCCTGACTTTGATTTACCTCCTTGTCGGCCTCTAGCACTTGGTCCTGAACCTCTTTTTCCTGACTTTGATTTACTTCCTTGTCGACCTTTAGCACTTGGTCCTGAAAATGATTTAGATGAAGTAGATTTGGAAGTCTTACCAGTAGTACTACGAGCTGCTTCACGAGCAGTATTAGTAGAGCTTGGACTTGTTGTACTACTTTTAGAATGTCTACTTGCTTGACTTTTATTTCCTGTTGTAGCAGATTTTGATTTTGATTCAGAAGCATCTTTTTTACCAAAACCAACTGGCTTACCTGTTTTATCCGTGACGGCAGTTCTTTTTCCTGTAGTAGGATCTGTATGACCAACTGCTCCCTCAAAACCCATAGCATTTGCAGCAGCCTCAGCTGCCCCAAAGTTTCCTGGTTTACCATAACCTACAGCGCTTCTATGACTTCTTTGATCAGCAGGAATTGATGCTATACCTGCCTTCATAGCTTGATTTGGATGTCTAGAGGTTACCTGGCTTGAATCAAGTGCTTGTAAGCCTAAGTGTGATGGCATTGGTTGAGCTGCCATAGCTGCGTTAGAATGTCTATCTGTTACGTTTGAAGCTGCCATAGCTGGATTTGGATGTCTGTCTGTTACGGGAGCCGAAGCTGCCATAGCTGGATTTGGATGTCTAGATGTATAGTTTGAAGCTCTCATAGCTGGGTTTGGATGTCTGTCTGTTACGTTTGAAGCTGCCATAGCTTGGTTTGGATGTCTGTCTGTTACGTTTGAAGCTGCCATAGCTGCGTTAGCATGTCTGTCTGTATAGTTAGCTTGAGAAGGCGGAACGTTTCCTGAAATAGCATTTTCCCGTGCATCTGTCGCCATCGCTGGATTTGCATGTCTGTCTGTTATAGTTCCTAAAGTACTTGGTTGTTGTTGTCCAAATAAACCTGAGAGTGCGTTGTAAGCTAAATTACCAAGAGTTGGAAGCCCAGTTACAACATCATATCCAAACTGCAAAGCAGATGGAGCTGGATCACCGACATTAATAGAAGTTACATGACTTGGAACAGAACTAGCAACTAAATTACCTTGGCTATCTACAGTATATCCCATTTGGCCCATAGCTGCGTTAGCGTCGGGCCCTGCGCCGCCTCCACCTTGTGGTCCGAATTGATATGGAGAAGTCGCACCAGGAATAGGTGTGCTTAAAGGGGGTGGGATAACTTCCTCTGGAGTGTTCCCTGGAATGTTTCCAGGATCTGTCGTAGTAGATCCTGTTGTGCCGTCACCAGTAATACCTGGTAGTGAACTTAAAGTTGGATCATTAAATTGATTATAATAGCTAGTAGCATAAGGTGAAGTCATATATTGTGTCCATGGTATTCCACCCGTTTGTAGACCTACACGACCACCTATAGCATATCCTACTCGGCCGCCTGTAGCATATCCTCTTTCATCTACATATTGTCCAGCAATAGAACCATGATGGTCATCTTCCTTATACCAATAAGGATAATCTTCTATATCTATATCCATATCCTGATCTAACATGTTTATCTCTCTTTGTCTATCGATAGAACCTAATTGATCTCCTTCATGAAGAAAATCTTCACTCTGAAAGAAAGTGTTCTCATCCATAGCTGGACCAAGAATAGGATCATCAACAGCTTCTGAAGCTGCTTCGACTGTTCCCTGAGACGTATCCATCGCAATAGCAATAGGTAAGGTCAATGGGTTCGTATACATTAAATTTTTTGCACCTGTTTTAGCTGCATCCCATTTATTATTCCCCACATAATCTTCAAAACTGTCCTTGCCTCCCCATGTATCAGGATTACCCACAAACCAATTGCTTCCACCTTTAATTAGGTTTCCAATCCCACTAAAAATATTAGCCTCATCTAATCCAAAGCCACCAAGTGGATTTTCAAAACTAAATCCTTCTTTGCCTCCAAAACCATAAAAGGCTGGATTTATTGCGTCACCCCAGCTAAATCTATTGTCTTCTGCTCTAGGAGAACCAGAAAATTTACCTGTGTCTACATCTACACCGGAAGGTCCTGTTAAAGGAGCTAGTTTCTGTTCTTCTATAAAAGCTGCCTCTGCTGCCGCTTCTTCTTCAGCACTTAATGTTGCGGCATCCGCATCCAATTTAGCTAAGTATGCTTCAAATGGATCTACTTCCTCTTCTTCTGGATTAAGAATATTTTTTAATGACGCTATTGAATCTGAAAAACTACTTTGTGCATTTTCTGCATCTAAAGCTCGTTGATATTTTACATCTTCTAAAAGAGCAGCGGATCTATCTCCTTCTGCACCAATAGTCGTCCAAGGATTAGAAGCTGGGCCTAGACCGCTATAATCTTGCATGCCAATATCTTTTCCCCAAATACCGGCCATTAGCTACTCCTTTTCTCGAGAATACTTGCTTTCATTTCTTTGATGCCATCTTTAGCTAAAGAAACGGAGGCTCTAAGTTTAGCATGATCATCAGCCTGCTCAAGTTTATCTTCTGCTATATCTTTTGCTTGAAGCATTTTAACTCGTTCTAGACTTAATTTTTCTTCTGCTTGTTGTTTCTGATCTTGGTCCTCTTTTGCTTTAATATCAAGTTCTCTATCTTTTAATTTCAATAGAGGATCACTTTCTATTTGGTTAAGGACTTCTTTTTCAGCTCCAGAATAATCTTCCATAAACTCTGCAATTAAAGTTGCCTTACGTGCTTCAATCGCAACTTGTAAGTTAGCCGCTTGCTCTTGTACCTGTTGAACTTGTGGAGGCATCTGAGCTTGTGGATTTTGTTGTTGCTGTTGCAGCATAGGTTGTATCTGTTGTTGTAATTGTTTCATTTGTTCCATCTCTTCCTTGTATTCTACTTCAACATGTTCTTGAGCCATTAAAGTGATATGCTCCATACAGTTCTGTTGTAAAATACCAAGAGCTTGTGGATTGTTTCGACAAATAGTTGTACCCATAAATAATAAGTGTGATTTCATATGTGCCTGATGATCTTGTTTAGGGAATGCTTGAATCTTTTTAGCATTCAAAGCTAAAACATTTTCTGTTCCAGGATCCATTGCTTGTGGTGGCGGTGGCGGTGGTAAAACTTGATCAATATCTTTTACACCGAGCGCTTCATACATGTGTCTATACGCATGATAAACATTGTGTAGTCCAGGATTAGACATTGCAATTTGTAATTCACTTTGTGCAATAGCAATTCTTTGTGTCTGCGAGAATATATTAGGATCTGCTACAGGAATAATATCTATCTTTTCATCAAAATCAGTTTTAAATATTTCTTGTTGTCCCCCTACAATCTCATATGGATACATTCCAGGTAAATAAGTAACAAAACATTTCTCAAGTAACATGAACTCACATTTCATTGCTGCATAAATTCTTTTGTGTATCGCAGACATAACCCGCGATCCGCGTTCCAAGAGCGCAACAGTAGTGCCCACGGCTGCCGATTGGTTGCCGTCGCCCACTTGTAGATCAGCTATACTCGCGAACCGCTGACCTGCGGCTACGACTGTTCCCATTAACTGAAGTAATGTTTGATCTGGGCCTTTAAATGGTAAAGGCATAAATGCATCTTTAAGATTTCCACCAGGTGCATCAACATCACGAAACTCGCCCGGCTGCAACGGTTGAGCTTCGTCTCTGACCCTGATGCCTCGCATTTTGAATCCGGCTGGTAAGTTTGACAAGGTGCCGGCGTCTAAAAGTTGTCTCAATGCTGCTGTTGCAGTTCGCGACAAGCCGCCGATCATGTGGATTAAGCCGAACCCGTAAAATCCGAGTCCTGGTAGAAATTTAAAGTGGACAAAATAATCTTTTCGCTTTTTAAGCTGATCTTGTTCAGACCAGTTTCTTTTTATGCTTAAGATTTTCCCTGTACCTTCGTCCAAAGTAACTATGTAAGGAAACTTTATTCCTGTGGACTCATTAGTCTCAGGATCAATATCTTCAAAGCCCTCTATTTCTAAATGTATATGAGCTTCTAGTATTGTGAATAGTTCATTTTTTTCTGGATCAACTCCTTCTAATTCATCTTTTTTTTCTTCAATAGAACTTGTAGTAACAGATGAAGAACCGTCGCCTAAATCTATATCACGATAAATACCAGCAAGTTGTTGAGTTCTTAAATCGTTTTTAGTCAGACTAATTTTATGAATAATACACTCAGTTTCCTCTAGTGAAGTTGAGTTATATGGAACATATAAATCTTCTGCTGGTACGAATTTAGAAACACATCTTCCAAGAATTGCATCATAATAAACTTTTTTAAATGTAGATCCTGATAGAGGTAGATTAAATAACATTTGATCGAATTCAGGCTCGTACTCTTTCATGTTTATCATTAATTGATAATTCATGAATTCTTTTACACGCCTTGCCTGTTTTACTTTTTCAGGAGTTTCTAAACCAATAATTTGAGTTCTTACCGGACCTCCTGCTGGCAGTAACTCTTTATAAGCTAAAGCTTGAAACTGTGTGACTGCTTCTGCTAAAACTGGGTGTGTGGCACCACTTGCTCCTTGAAATGGCTCAGTTCTATCGTCATATTTAAATCCAAGTAAATCCAGTCCATTAGTATAAGTTTTTTCCCAGTCACCTCTAGAAGACTTACAATCTTCATACGCATCTTGAATATCGCTTGCTACTGAATTAAGAATAGTCTCCTCTAGAATTTCTGATAAATTTTCTTGGTGCCCGGCTTGACCTTGTTGTTGTTGTTGTTGGTTACCAAAATTTATGTCAGCCCCACCATCATCTAACATATCAATATTAGGTTCTATTGGATCTTCTGCTTCTAGTTCTACCTCTTCATCATAGACTGTTGTTGAATCTTTCAACTCGTCTACGAGTGTGTCAGGTATTGCTTTTTTATCTATTGCCATATTAGCTCCTTGCTCCGAATAAATTTCCTATACCACCACCAAAACCAGATAACACATTTTGGTTTGGGTTGTTAGGCGAAATTGAATTTTGTTGTTGTGTATACTGTGATAGAGGTTGTTGTCCTATTTGCTGTATCTCACGTCCTAACTGGGTGTGTTCTTCAGATAATGAATGTACAGCAGTTGACAAATCAGTACCTCCTGTAAATGAATTTGACTCTGGTTGACTCCATGGGAACCCAGGCATACCACTACCAGGTCCTGACATAGGTTGATAAGGAGCCGGCCCAGCCTCTTGTTTAGGTGTTAGAGTACGATTGGCTATACCGCCAGTGGCTATACCGCCAGGTGGTTGTCGCACGATATCTTGGAATGATGGTAAGTTACGCAATTGAGGTGCTATAGGATTCTTTTGATTTTGCGTTCCTTGGAATAAGTTACGCAATTGAGGTGCTATAGGATTCTGAGCAAATCCTTCCGGATTAGTTGTAGCATAGTTTTTTTGAAGCATAGGCATCATGCCCCCTAGACCCGGCTGAGCAGCTTCTACAGCTTGTTGATAACTTCCATCTGCAACTCCCATAGATCCTAAAACTCCTCCTTCATGTAAACCAACTCTTCCGCCTGTTGCGAAATCTCCGCCCCCTTCTTTCATCATTTGTTCTAATATAGCATCAAATCCTTCCGGATCCTGTTCTGCCATTTTTTGCGCTTTTGGGTTATCATAAAGAACGTCTGCTCTTATTTTTTCTTTGCGAATTAGTTGTTGAAAAAGTTCTTTCTGTTCATCAGAATAACGAGTAGAATTTTGTATCATATCTTCTAACTCATAAATTGCAGGTAAATCTGTCTCTGGGTTTCTAATAATATTTTTTAATTGTTCCATGTCACCGATAGCTGCTGGGGTTTGTCCTAAGTTCAACTTAGGCTTCATTAATTGTTTTTCAAGGTTAGGGTTTAATGCTGTTCCTACTAATTTATTTAAAAGTCCACCACCCCACATTCCAACACGGCCACCATCAGCCTTTTTTTCAAATATATTTCTTAATACTGTTAAAATTTCACCAGCATCCATATCAGAGCGAGCAATTTGTCTTAATAAACTTTCAGGTACCTTCCCCTCTAATGCGTTTAATGCGTCATATTTACTATTTATTCCAGCTTTAATCATTTTGTTAGTTATCTTTTCCATTCCTTTTAAATTCTTCTTCTTCGATGCAAGTTTAATTGCTTGCATAACTCCTTTTGCTGCACCACCCATAAACATGCCAACGCGGCCACCTACTGCATGCTGAGGTCTAGTTAGTTTATTGTACGCGGCTAGAAATCTTTGGAGCGCGACTCGAGGATGAACTCCTTCATCCATTTCTCCTACCATATCATCAACTAATTTCTCTTTAGATTTCATTTCAACTAAGTTAAAGTCAGCTTCCGCCAACATAGTTTTGGATTTCTCTTTCATTGCGCGCATCTCAGTAAGCATCTCATTCACTTCATCATCAATTTTTGAAACTTCCATAATTCCTTCTTCTTTAGGGCTTGCAAAAGCTTCTCTATGCCTTTTTGCAACAACAGGATTAAGTGGATCAGGTTGCCACCCTGTACGATGTTTTGTTGCTTCTCCTAAATTAAGCATGGCC